GGGCTGGTGTTCGGGTAGCAGGAAGTTTGCGATTTGACAACGTTCGTGACAGCACAGGAAGCCCTTCTGCTATTGCCTCTGTAACGGAAGACCAGGATTATTGGTATGTGCAGTTAACGGGCAGCTGGAGTGCGCTGACCCCTCTCCCAGCACCGCTTTATATCAAACCCGTTGGTCCGATTCCGGCTCAGTATCCAATTAACGGAGAAATTCTGGAAGATCGAATTGTTTCCGTTGGGGGTACTCCCATTAGCTCTGAAACAATAAACCCCGCCACACAAACTCGCTACGGTTACGTTCAAGCAGTCTTGGTTTCCACAGACGAGGTTAACGGAATTTTAAAACTGCAAAAACAAGGTTCTGTCGAGTCCACTCCAGATGGTGCCCTAACAACACCTGCAACACGTCCTCCGAATGTTGGACGGTACCTAATGACAGGAACGCGATATTGCTGCTCTTGTCAGGATTTTACGCGGCGAGATTACGCTTATATGTTTGGCCTGGGCAATGGAAACCAAAAACTTTTCCCTCGTACCAAGGTTTCAACTGTGAAACCCGGTAGATATGAAGTCATGACCCTCGATGGGCGCGTGGATAATAGTGCCATGACCAGCGCAAAGGTTAATCGCAATATGCAGGTTGTTTCTCCTGCAGCTCAATACAATGTTCCTCCGACTGTTACGCCAAACACTTCAACAGTCCCTGGAACCTTACGAGATAATCCTGGTGTATTTAGAGATTTTGGTAGAACTTATTTAAGAAACACCCCACTTCCTTCACTAGAAGGTGCACGAGCTGAAGGTCCTGTTTTGTTTGAAGATTACACCACTGTTCGAAATCCAGATGGCTCCTTTACTATTACATCACTCACTGACAACTGGAGTCCCCTGTTAGATGAGTTGCGTTATTGCAAACACATTTACTGTTTAAAATTTAGTGAGAAAGTATTTCCACCAGAACCTTCCGACATTCCTGTAGAGATGGGAAGCATTGCCGCGTGGGAAGAAAAACTGGTTGCAGATTCGTCTCGCGAAACTCGACGGGCTGTTTATGACGTGGCAATAAAAGGTCTGTCCATGATGGATGTGCCTCCTTATAATTGCCAAGCTCCAATGATGATGCCAATGATGCAAAAACTATTTAATGTCCCTTCTACTTTTGTGCGCATGAGTGGTTTTACAATGTACGATAAAAACGGAACCCCGTATGTTCCTTCTCAGGGTGGAGCCCCGGCAGTGTAATGGCAGGCTTTGGTGACATCGTTGACGGAACTTTTTTTCTGTCTAAAGAACAAGTCGACGTGCGTCAATACGGTTTTAGTCCTATTACGGCGAGTGGGATACCAACCGTTTATCACGTGGGAGACGTGGTAAACCTTCCTTATGCGTCTGGGGAGATCTCTCCGATGGATGCAATGGGCTTAGCCTGGGGTGCCTTCTCCAGTGGCATTGTTCCTGAATAGTATAAAAAATATTAATATTGTATACTTACATTAAGTCTTACGAGACTTATTAAGGTTTCCTTTAGCCCTTGCCCCCTGGTATCCCGAGCAGTTATGGTCGGGTTAATCCAGTTCATCTCAGCCATGTCTTATCGACCGCCTGTAGATCAGCGGATAGTAGACGAATATTTCAAGCTGATCTCGAAACAAAAAACTAAAGAAGTTGCCTGGCTTTATGCCATGGTTGCAACCTATGGAGTAAAGCCGGAAGATCTTGTCGATTTTGAGTGGGAGTCACAAAATAATCTTCAACTCAAAAATAAAAAGAAGTCTGTTTCCCCACTGCATCCACAGTGGGTTTTGCTTTTTGAACTCAAAGAAAAACAGCCCCGCAATTTGCGGAGCTGTTGGTCAACTCTTCAGGCTTCCTTGTATCAAGCCATTGCGTATCAGAAAGTGTCGCTAAACATCACTGATTTGCTTTTGGCCCATCGCCTACGAAAGAACCACTATCAAAACTTCAAACGGAAGAAGGCATCAGTCCCTGTTTTTGCAGGTGTTTCCTAACCTTCTCAGTGTTCCAGCGATAGCTGTCACGAGAGCGGGTTTCCGGAAATGCTGCGTAATGTGGGCCAAGCTTCAGCGTGCCATTGTCGCGATACTTGAAAAGTGTTTTGCGGTCAATGCCGAGGAGTTCTTCGGCCCTTTGGACGGAGACCCATCCTCTGATTGTGGTCATGGCGCGGAAAAAACGCGTGCTCTCATACGGTATCGGGTGAGATCGCGCTGTCAAGGTTCTTAATGCGAAGTTAAGCTTTTAGTTGTGTTTTGATACAAATGTGGGGAAATTAAAATAAGGTAACGACAACCTAAGAGTATGTTCAATTGTGAGCAGGATCCTCTCTCCCTTCTCATTGAATTAACTCCAAAGTTAGCCAAGAAACGTTATCGACAATCCATTTACGAAGCCTGGGATCACAAATGTGGTTATTGCGGAGACGAGGCAACAAGCCTTGATCACATTGTTCCCAGATTTAAATCCGGCTCGAGCAATAGAAATAACTTAATGCCTGCTTGTCGCCGTTGCAACTCAAACAAGGCCAGTTTAAACATGGAAGATTGGTACGCTCAACAGCATTTCTATTGCCCCTCTCGGCATACGCGAATCAAGGCTTGGATGTCTCAGGAGCCCATTGAAATCTTTGCTTATAATGTTGATACGGTACTTGCCAAGTTTGCAGCTGGATAATGGCGCTTTACTATTTAAACGGCAAATGGGTTTATAAAGCTGAAAACGAAAATAATCCCACTTATGCAAACGGTGGGTTGCAAGATTTGCCGGAAACTTATACAGAATCTACTGGTGAAATAATTAGCTGGGCTCCTAATGAGTACGGTGATTATCAACCAGTTTACGGAACTCAAGAAGTTACCAATGAAGGCAACGTCACTCACAACCAATTAAATAAGAAAAAGAACGAAGACAATATTGCGGCCAATGAAGAGGCAAAGAAAAAAAACCAATACGAAGCAGAAGCATGGCAAATTATTAATTCAACTAAAGGAGCAGATTACCTTCCTCAGGTTGGAAAAATCACAAACTCCTCATGGGGTTCTACACAATTAGGCAAAGACATCAAGGATAGTTTCGATACCTGGTACAAAGAACAAAAAATTGGAGCAGGATGGAATATTGATTTAGGAGCCAAACCGCCAGCGGGCGATTTTGATCCAAATTATTACTTGTCCGAAAATCCAGATGTCAAGGCCCAGTGGGATTATGCCGTTAAGATCGGTGACTTAGACATTACTGCACTATATAAAAGCGATAAAATTTTTGCGCTTCAAAACTACACGTATTCCGGGAAACCCGCAGGTAAGCGTGGGAATAAAGCGCAGGAATTAACAGAAGCAAAACAATATTTAGAAAAAAAGCCTACAGATTCTGATATTCAAGGCATCAAAGACAAACAACTTGGTATTAGTTACGAAGCCCTTAAAGACGTAAAACCCGGAACGGAACTAGAAGAAATTGCTTCCGAAGAAATTGGCGCAGATATTGTTAAAAAAACAAAACAATTTGGCGCTTTAACTCAAGACGTATTAAAAGACACAATCCAAGAAATGCAAAAAGCAAAAGCTCAAGAACAGCTTTTGTCAATGATGGGTGGCCTTCCCGGATTCCAGGAAATTTTAAATATTAATCAGACGTTAAGTGATTCAATTCTCGGTGATTCCGGCGTGGGTGGGATCCTTGCTTTTGGCAGCGGTGGCCCAAAGGCAGAAGAAAGTCTTGAGAAGTCGCTGCAAAATATGACGGGCGTAAATACCAGCACTGTTTATAACTGGCAGCAATGGTTTGATAGCAGCTTAAAAAAACAGTATGAGAATGACTTGGAGCTGGGATTAACCAAAAAAGAAGCAGAAGAAAAAATCAATATTGAATCAAATTTTGCTAAGCAGTTTATTGAGCAATATTTGGTGCCCCGCTTTAACCAATCTAAAACGGTTAGTGAATTCATGGAATACGTTAACGTTAAAGACGAAGAGCAAAACCCATTTCAAACGCAAGATATTCTTAACGCCGCCGCTGATGTTGGCAAATTAAAATCTCAAAGCTATTTAGATCAGATTAAGCAAATGCAAGACGCTTATTTTGATCCCAAGTTTTATTTTGATCCAAACAATAATTTAAAATCTGAACAAATTAAAAGCCTTGCAGGCGTCAAACAGCAGCAAGAAGCATATCAAAAGCAAGCTCAAACTGTTGCAGTAGATTGGGAAGAAGCAAAGAAACAATTTGCCGCACAAAATGGCTATTGGTATATTCAAGCCTATAAATATGGGATTGACCCAACCGACAAAGACGCGTTCGCCAAGCTTCACTTTCAAGTCAAAGGTCAAGCACAAGGCTTTGATGCAGCGGAAGATTTGTGGACGCCAACAAAAGTACAAGATTATATTTATACAACAATTCTTCCGGCAATTAAAAACCAAGTTGACAACATGTCAATCTTTGGTGAGTTTTTAAAACCGGATGAGTTCACCGAAAACCTACTTTCTAGCGCCAATGTAAATCCAGAAGACAAGTCTACGTGGGGTGAAGTATTAAAGACATTTGGTTTGGATACATTTCAGGGTTCATATGATGAATTAAAAAACTACATCTCGGATACATTTAAAACAGTTTCCGCCCTAGAGCTTAATGATCAATTAAAGGAACTACAGAAAAAAGGTATTAAACCAACTCAGAAAAATCTTGGCGTTTTTTATATTGAAAAACCGACCGATACGGCTACTGCGCCAGAAGGTGAAACAGCACTCTACAAAACATTTAAACAATATGGATATGCGGGAGACGAAAAAGAATTTTATGAACAATTCTTTCCTGACCTTGATATTGAAGAACAAAAACTTTTAACCCAAGCGGGAGGTGGCACAGGCGGATTAAAGTTTATTGACCTAGAGAAGCAAGACCCCCTTTCCGCCTTTGGGACGATTGAAAAACTCATGGGAGGCGAAGAGGATGGCTTCACCAATATTTTTTCTTTGGCAGACAAAGAAGACGATGAAGATAAAAAAGATTACTTTAAATTAGGATTAGATGATGAAGATGAAGATTACAAGTCCAAAACGGGCGCTTCAATTCTCGGTGAATTCACATCTTTCTTTAAAGGTTTCTGATGGCCGACAAACGTAAAAAAGCTGCGGCGGCCGCCAAGATCGCTAAAGACAAGATGACTTGCAACAAGCCGCAAAAAACTCCCAGCCATCCGACCAAGAGCCATGTCGTCAAGGCCTGCAAGGATGGAGAAGAAAAGATCATTCGCTTTGGTCAGCAAGGCGTAGAAGGCGCAGGCAAGAATCCCAAAACTGAAAAGGACAAGGCACGTCGCAAGTCTTATTACGCTCGACATAATGCTCAAGATCCAAAACCTGACATCATGTCAGCTCGATATTGGAGCCACCGTGTAAAATGGTGACGCCTCACCAGCCTAAAAATGGCTAAACCTAAATCAACCACTGCTCTTAAAATTGAATCCCGTCCCAAAAAAACTAAACAAGGACAAGGGATGAATTCCAAACCTAATCACGGTCGCAAGAAATTGCGCGGTCAAGGGAAATAATTTGTGTATGATTGGGGGTAATAGAAAAGTGTTACCCCCATGTCTGACGTTACTCGTGCAATTACTTTAATTCGTAAGTACGAGGGTTTTAACGAAAAGGCTTACCCCGATCCTTATACCGGTGGTGAGCCTTATACACTTGGTTATGGCACTCAGTTCTATCCGGATGGATCTCCGGTTAGAAAGGGGCAACTTTGTTCAAAAGAAAAGGCATTGGAATATTTATTTCATGAAGTGCATTTAATTGAAGGGCAGCTGGAAAAACTAAACTTGGGTTTGGACAACTGCATGGCGCAAGCCTTGATTTCTTTTGTTCATTCCATTGGGTGGGAGCCTTTTTTGTACAGCGAAATCGTCGACTGCATTGATCGGGAAGATTTCTTTGATGCAACACAGTCAATGGGAAACTGGATCTTCGACGCGGATCACAAAGTTGTTGGTGGTTTGATCGATCGTCGCAGAGAAGAAATCAACCTATTCCTCGAAGAGATTAACGCCAACCCTTGGTCCTCGACGGAAATTCTTCTTCGAGCTTTCCGCAACTACAATGCTGCGCCGCACCAGGTTCGCGCAATCAGGACATTAGAAGAAAGCATCAGTCCGTACATTCTGTCTCGATTTGCCAACGATTTTGACATTGAAAGCTCTCCGTGGGCATCTTTCACAGACGAAGAGCTGGATTCGATATTTATCATGTAGTCTTAGAATAATTAAATCTAAGGCTGAGGATTACATGGAGCGTTCAGTCGAACCACGTGAGTTTCAACTCCCCTTGGAACTGCAATTCTCCATGCGTAAGGCTGAGCTTGCCGCCCAAGAAATGACTTGGGATCAGCTTTACTCTGCCCTTTTGAACTTATACCACCAACGCTTGATGGAATGGTATGCCATTAAGTCGTTGATGGCTGACGAAAATATTGAGCTGGACTGGGGCATTCCCACAGACATTGAACTGGTCGAACTCGCCGCCAGTTGCATTGGCGACGACGATGACGACGAGGACGACGAGCTTCAGCCGTTTTAAACTTCGTTTATCTCGATAAGACGGTCCAAGTACCAGCGGCATTTTTTTAAATCTTGAACGCCGCCTTTATTGCGCCAACGCCACAAATACTTCACGCAATTGGCCCGGAGATAACCTTCATATTCTTCTTGGGTCAGCTGTGCTTCAATGGCTTCAATGCACTCAATCCCGCCTGTCTCTGCGTAATGAGACGGATGATTGACTAGATCTTCTTGTACCACGGGACGACGCTGAGCCGTGTCCCAAGGAACTGGGCATACACCCCCTGGGCAGTCCATGATTTCCTCTTCGTCCTCTATCGGCGCAAACCACGGCGCTTGAGAGACTCCTCCTTCATTTCCTCGGTTGGCTCCCCAAGCTCCAGCACCAAGGTCTTCGGCTTGGGCGACGCTCCCATCTTCATGCCGTCTTCCATCGACGGAATGTAGCCCGTTACGCCCGACCTTTCCATCCCCTCGA